GAGCTTGTGGTAGAGCGCTTCGACACCCTGCTCGATGCTGAGAAGGATAGGTTTATGGCTGAGGTTGAGAGTTGCCTTAAAGCAGAGATGCGACAGCTATACAAAGATTTACAGCAAGACCATGACACTCTTACCACTGACGAAGCAGTATGGGACACCATCGTAGCCAACGAGCTACATCTTGAGGAGACTGAATGACAGAGGACAGCCGCTATCTATGCACTGCTTGCTATGGGGGGATAGTTCCCCTTGAGCGTTGGAAGCTAGGGTACAGCACCTGTATGCCCTGTGGACAAGCCAAAGCAAAGGAACGTAAGTTTACAGTTGCACCTATCAACAAGAGTAACTATATGCTTTTCACTGATGTGGAAGACCTGAAGCACCTTAACCCTAAGAGGACAACATGAGATACGAACTACAAACAACCCCTGATGGCTACATGGTATACGACACCGAGACTAGTGAGTATGTCTGTGATGGTGGTGGTAACAACCTGTTCAATAGTTATAGCTATGCCGAGGACTTAATGAACACTTACAACAATGCGGAGGAAAAATGACCTCACTAACCCGAACCTATCTAGTTGTGATTGAACGTACTGGCTATGCCTACTATGAGATCGAAGCCCGTGATGCGGAGGAGGCAGAGGCTTTGGCATGGGCACAGTACGACTCTGCTGATGCTGACAACTGTGTATCCAACTACATCTACGACATCAACGAGATCAACGAGATCAACGAGATCACAGACATTACCGAGTCCCAAGACACAACCGATAAGGAAAAAGAAGATGTATGAACTAGAACCCCCTACCAAGCCCCGCCTGTCCTACCCTCTGAAGGATGATCCAACCTTCGTCTATTACAACTCAGCCAGTACAGATATACAGAGGACATGGCGTAAGTTCGGATGGAAACCAATCCAAGAACTCAAGGAGAGTGATGATGTGGTCAAAGATCATTGAGGCACTTACATGGGTACTAGGTTGGACGATGTTCTTTGCATTTATTTACTTGTTGTTAATCACAGAGTACTAGGAGAGTGACTATGAAGCGTTTGTTTATGTTGCGGCACAGCAAAGGTGGATCGGCAGTGCTTGGAACTGATAAGCATCCTATCTATTTCCAAACCAAGCAAAAGGCGAAAGCTGCAAGGGATAAGCGAGGTGGCAGTACCGTAGTATCAGTAGGCGTAGACCATAAACTTTACAAGGGAGTCTAAGATGAGAGCATCGACACTGAAGGACACACTCAAGGCACTGTTCCCCATTAACCGTACAGTGTGTATCGAAGGGCCACCGGGTGGTGGCAAGACTACCATCGTCCACCAAGTTGCAGAAGAACTTGGTATTACCTGCATTGAACGGCATATGCCAACCATGTTGGTCGAGGACTTCGGTATCCTGTTCCCTGATGGTTCAGACCGCCTACATTACAAGCTGCCTGAGTGGTTTCCTGTCAAGGGTAAAGCACCAGAGCGTGGCATCTTGCTGTTCGATGACCGTAACCAAGCAGGTGCTGACTTACAAAAAGTACTGGCTAACATCTGCCAAGCACGTACTCTGCATGGTGTAGAGATGCCCGATGGATGGCAGGTTATTTCCACTGGCAACAGACAGTCTGACCGAGCAGGTGCTAACCGAGTGTTGTCCCACTTGCGTAACAGAGAGACAGTGCTAGAGCTTGAGACTCACCTCGATGACTGGACTGCATGGGCACTGCGAAACGGTGTTAAGCCAGAGGTTGTGAGCTTCCTTCGCTTTCGTCCCAACTTGTTGCATGACTTCGATGCACAACGGGATCAGAACGCTACCCCTAGATCATGGGTGGAGGGTATCAGTGATGTACTGGGTACGGTGCCTCCTGAAGCAGAGTTCGAGTGCTTCAAAGGTGCAGTGGGTGAGGGTGCAGCAGCAGAGTTTGTGGGGTATGTCCGTATCTTCCGTAAGCTGCCTAACCCTGATGCGATCCTGCTTAACCCTACCACCTCTGATGTACCGAGTGATCCTGCCACACTCTACGCCTTGTCCGGTGCCTTGGCACAACGGGCTACTGAGGCGAACTTTGAACGAGTCTGTCAGTACGTTGAACGTATGCCGGCTGAGTTCAGTGTGTTGACAGTGAGCTATGCAGCACGGCGTGACCCTGACTTGGCTAACACCCAAGCCTTTACACAGTGGTCACTCAAGCATCAGGATGTGCTGTTCTGATAGTTATCCACAAGGGGAGGCGCTTGCCTCCTACCAACATCTTTAACGGAGTGAAACTATGAACTTGAATGACCGAGCCCTATTGGTACAGTTGTCCATCTCTCAGTGGACTGCACGTAAGTACGACAAGAAAGCCACCAAGCAAGTGACTGATGCCAACAACTCAGCCACCAGTGCAGGACGCTTTAACAAGTCGTTACTTCCGATGAACGATTACTTGGATAATGTCCACAAGAAAGCAACTCTGATCCGTCAGAAGTACTACGAGAATACCCTGCCTTGGGGTATTGATGGCACGATGATGCTACCCACTGCCAACTACCTGAACTTTATGTCTGAGTTCCGGCGTGAAAAGGGTGAGTGGGAGTCCCTTGTGCATGACTTTGTGGATAACTACGATCAACTCAAGACCAACGCTGAACGGCTCCTTGGTAATCTGTACGATGCTGCTGACTACCCTGCCAAGTGGGAGATCATGGATAAGTTTCGTATGGACATGGTGGTGTACCCCGTACCGTCCTCAGACTTTCGGGTGAGCATTGCCTCGGAGGAGTTGACACGTATCCAACAAGATGTTGAGCGGCGTGTGAAGGACGCAGAGCAGGCAGCACTCAAGGAGGTATGGACTAGGTTGTTTGAACGAGTCAAGCACATGGCAGAGAAACTCGCTGATCCCAAGGCAATCTTCCGAGATAGCATGGTGGACAATGCTCGTGAGATCTGTGCCCTGTTACCACGACTGAACTTTAACGATGACCCGCAGTTAGAAGCCATGCGACAGGAGGTTGAGATGAAGTTAATCAAGCATCCTGAAGCACTACGTAACGACCCTGACCTACGCCGAGATACTGCGGCTGAAGCCAAGGCAATCATGGACAAGATGTCCGTATTCATGGGAGGTGTGTGATGGTTGTAATGCCTAAAGAAGTTAAGACCTTGAGCCCTGCTGATGAGGCTCGATTAGTAACACGCTTGGCGAAAGCCAAGACTTCGCTCATCTTGGAGCACCCATTCATCGGTACCATTGCACTGAGTATGCCGTTCGTGTTGGATGAGAACATCCCCACTGCTGCCACCAACGGTAAACGTGTTGCCTTTAACCCTGACTTCATCACTGGGTTGACTGATGATGAGTTGAAGTTTCTCGTAGCACATGAGTGTCTGCACCCTATGCTTGAGCACAACTACCGTAGAAGTGGACGACAGCGCAAGCGTTGGAACATGGCAGCAGACTATGTAATCAACCAATTGTTGACCGATGACAACATCGGACGTATGCCCAAGGTCGGACTGTACGATCCCAACATCTACCGTGCAGGGGGTAGCACAAGCGAGGGTATCTACAACATCTTGCCAGAGCAGAACGAAGACGGTGACATGGGTGATATGCTTGATGACTGCGAGGACGGTGAGGGTAGCCCTGCTGACCAAGCACAGCAGCAAGCTGAGTGGAAAGTTAAGATGGCTCAGGCTGCACAAGCTGCCAAGATGATGGGTAAGTTGAGTGGTGGTATGCAGCGTCTTGTCGATGAGGCACTGACCCCCAAGGTTGACTGGCGTGATGTACTGCAACGCTTCTTAGTTAAGTGTCGCAACGATAGCCGCAGCTTCTCTCGGTTTAATCGCCGCTTCATTACACAAGGGATGTACCTGCCCAGTGTCAGTGGTGAGGCGATGGGTGAGGTGTGCTTCGCAGTGGACTGCTCCGGTTCTATTGACCAACATACAGTCAATCAGTTTGCTGCTGAGATCAAGCGGGTCAAGGAAGACCTGATGCCTGAGCGTATCCACGTGTTGTACTTTGATAGTGAGGTCAGTCACGTAGAGACATACGAACCTGACGATATGCTCAACATCAAGCCACATGGCGGTGGAGGTACGGACTTTGCACCAGTGTTCGATAAGATCGTGGAGCTTGGGCTCGATCCTGTTGCTGTGGTGTTCCTCACTGACCTGTGCTGTAACAGCTTCGGTACTCAGCCTGATGCACCAGTGCTGTGGGTTACGACTGAGACTGGTAGTGCACCCTTCGGTGAAGTAGTGGAGATGCTATGACAACAGTAGAGAAACTTAATGCAGCACAAGCCTTGCTGAGTGATGTGTACCACGAGGCTTTGATTGACGCCGATAGTAATCTGGAGAGTCTGATGTCGGCAGCGGATAGTTGTATCGGTGAAGCGTTGGATTACCTAGCCAAAAAATTAAAGGAAATGAATCCATGAGTGAAGCTAGAGAGTATCACCAACAAGTACTGCGGCTTGCAGTCAAGCTCAACGCTTTCCTCACTGAGCAAGGTGAGCCGTTTGATGTACAAGTCAATGCTGTGATGACTGTGCTTGCCTTAGCAGGGACAAGTTCTGACCTTTTACAAGAGGAGTTCGTTGTAATTATTGCAGGACAGCTAGATGATTTGATGTCACGTATGGGTGACAGACCTAAGTTCGTAAACTAAAAGGAGAAGTAACATGGCAACAGTAAAATTCTCGAAGGGCTTGACAGAAAACATCCTTAAATCTGCCAAAAATAAGATGCAACCTGCGGTAGACCGAGCAATGGAGCAGCGCCCTGCCCACTCATGGGGTGAGATCATATACAACAGGATCTTTGGAAATCAGATTCCATACCTGACTCAGCTCCCCGCCGGATGGACTACGTTCCGCGAGAGTATCAACATCGGCACAGTTGGGGATCAGCCCTGCGTATTAGAGTTTAATTTCGGACGGGCACTACACTGGCCTTATTCGTTTCCTGCCAACCCGTTGGCGTGTCTTATGAGTGCGTACCGTGGCGACGTTAAACTTCTGGATAACCCTGTCTGGGATGACTTGTACCTCGAAGTTAAGGCACACAACGAGCGAGTGGCATATGCCAAGTCAAGACAAACTGAGTTCGTAGATTCAGTGACTAAACTACTTGAGGCGTACAGTACCTTGGCTCCGGCTCTCAAGGCATGGCCTCCACTGTGGGAGTTAATCAGTGATGAGGTGAAGGATCAACACCGAGCCTTGAGTAACCGCACTAAGAAGGAAATCGAAGTCAATGTTGACTTGGCTAGACTGACTGCTATGAGTACGGCTGCAAAGTTTGGAGCTTAGTATGGGTACGGTTGACCAACGTGATCGTAGACGAGAATGGTTACGTGCCCTACGCCGGTTTAAGTACGGCATCAAGGTACGTGCCAAGCTCGGCGTATTCGATACGTACTGTGAACAAGTTGCTGCTGAACGTAAGGGTGTAGCTAGATGGGACGCACCACACTGGGCACATGACGAGTGGGTAACACTTCTGTATACTTGCATTAAAAATGATGAGTACCCACCTGCCCTGCTGCTTGGGTTCGTCAAGACTGCGGAGGTAACATTCTATACACCACGTAAGCAGCCGACAGTACACAAGGTATTGGATGCAGTCGATGAGGTGTGTCGTACTCAGAGTAAGAAGCTGCGCCAGAAGTTCGGAGTGTTTCTATAGGTAGAGTGGTATGAAAACAATCATTCATGTGAATCAACACGCTGTCAAGGCTAACGTCAAACATGGGACTGACAATCCTGTGTTGACTGTTAAGACTTACAAAGAGAACCGCTACGCACACGAAGTAGACATCAAGGGGGACAGCAAGATTGTGTACTCCCCTGACAAGCCGCTGTCGTGTGGTGCGAGAGTATGGATTGAAACAGAAGCTGAAGTCATCATAAGGAGATAGGAATGAACGAACGAATCAAAGAACTAGCTGAACAGGCGGGGCTATACGTTGGAGTACAGGTAGCGCATGGGGTAGAACTTGAACGCTTTACCGAGTTGGTGCGCCAAGATGAACGAAAGGCGTGTTTTGCTATTGTTGAAACGTACCCAACGGTACGAGCAATGAGCATAGCAATCAGAGCAAGGGGAGAGAAATGAAACTTACATTCATATCAGAGCAGTATGGCACAACGGTCGAGATCAATTTTGAAGCTACGCATATTGACGAAATCCGAGAAATGTTTGACCAATTCCTACGTGGATCGGGGTTTCATTTTGAGGACGAAGAAGATATGTATACAAAACAGGAGAATGTAGACACGTTCGAAGAATGTGTACACGAAAGCGACAAATTTTTACATGAAGAAATCGAAATTCTGAAGTGGGAGGTTAAACGTGCTAATTGATATAAAGCTTAAAATGGCAGAGCATAAAAAATGGTTGTCCACCTTCAAGCCCCACCCAGACCCTGCATCAGCATGGCTTTTCCACGAACCAAGAGTCCAACTACTAGGAGCTAATTATGATGACCGAAGATGAAGCATTTAACATTATGGAAGCAAGACAAGAGGCGCGCCTTGCCGATGAGCACCAAGTGCGTACTGCCAACGCTGTACTTATTGCACGTGATAAGCAAGTGGGCGGTAAACATTACAAGAGTATGTCTGTGCAGCCTTGGGATGTGGTTGATACGTGGCCACTGCACCAACGCATTGGGTTCTACCGAGGTAATGCGCTGAAGTACATCATGCGCATGGGTAGTAAGGACGAGAGCATTGAGGAGATCGGTAAGGGTGTCCATTACCTTGAGAAGTTACTAGAAGTCATCAAGGAGGCAGCGAGATAATGGACGTAGTAACGATCGACTTCGAGACTTACTATGATCGGGACTACTCACTATCGAAGCTGACAACGGAGGCGTATGTACGTAGCCCTAGTTTTGAAATCATCGGGGTCGGCATCAAGGTCAACGATTACCCAACCGACTGGTACAGTGGCGATAACCCCGGCAAGTTTCTCAACAGTCTTGATTACAGGAACAAGGCTATCCTATGCCACCACACTGCGTTCGATGGTGCCATCCTCTCATGGCACTTTGGTATCCGCCCCAAGCTCTGGTTGGATACGCTCAGTATGGCACGACCCTTACACCAACTCACTGTAGGTGGATCACTTGCGAAGTTGGCTACGTACTACGGGCTAGGTAAGAAGGGCGACGAGGTAGTAGCTGCGTTAGGTAAGCGCCGAGCAGACTTCACACCACAAGACCTTGCACAGTACGGCAAGTACTGCATTAACGATGTGGAACTTACTCGGCAGTTGTTTAACAAGCTGAAGGTGGGCTTTCCTGTCAGTGAGTTGTTGGCTATTGACCAGACACTGCGGATGTACACCGAGCCTGTCATCGAGTTGGATGTGCCGCTACTTGAGGAACACTTGGTGCAGGTACGTGCTAAGAAGGTGGCGCTCATGGAGGAGGTAGCAGTTACACGTGAGGACATCATGTCCAACCAGAAGTTTGCCGATGCACTGCAACAGCTTGGAGTTGAGCCCCCTACAAAGACGAGCCCCACTACGGGTAAGCAGACACTTGCGTTTGCCAAGACAGACAAGGCGTTCACTGACTTAGCAGAACATACTGATGTGCGTGTGCAAGCTCTTGTCGCAGCACGTTTAGGTGTGAAGTCCACACTTGAGGAAACACGTACAGAGGCGTTGATCGGGGTGGCAGCACGCGGTGCGTTGCCTATCATGCTGAACTACTACGGCGCGCACACTGGACGCTTCAGTGGTGGTGACAAACTGAACCTTCAGAACTTACCAAGCAGGGGCAACACTACGATTAGACGGGCACTCAAGGCTCCCGAAGGACACACGGTTATCTCGTCAGACTCCTCACAGATTGAGGCTCGTACTGTGGCGTGGATCGCAGGGCAAGAGGACTTAGTGCAAGCCTTTCGTGAGGCACGTGATGTGTACTCAGAGTTTGCCACCGAAGTCTATGGTCGCAAGATCACCAAGGCTGACAAGGTGGAACGCTTTGTAGGTAAGACCTGCATCCTTGGGCTTGGCTACGGCATGGGTGCTGAGAAGTTACGCCGCACACTAGAGCTTGGTGCAGGTGGTATCAGTGTGAACATCGACATCGGTGAGGCAGAGCGCATCGTTCGGATCTATCGCACCAAGAACTTTAAGATCGTGCAGTTCTGGCAGAAGTGTGGACACGCATTGACTGCGATGATGCAAGGTGGAAGTGGCAACCTACATGACGTACTGACCTATGACAACACCGGCATAACACTCCCCAACAAGTTTAGGATTCAGTACCCTGCACTGCGCCAGGCGACTAACGGATTTGAATACATCAACGATGCACGACAGCATAGGAATTTTTTATCTGGGGCTGAGGCAACATGGACACGCATCTATGGTGGCAAGGTAACAGAGAACATCGTCCAAGCACTGGCGGCAATCGTTATCCGTGAGCAGATGGCTACAGCAGGGCAGCACTACCACGTAGCGTTCCAAGTCCACGATGAAATCATCATCACTGCACCTGATGGTGAGGCAGAGCAAGCCGAGACCAAGCTCATGGAGATTATGTCAGCCCCACCCAAGTGGGCAGCAGATTTACCTGTGGCGTGTGAGTCAGGAAAAGCTAAGAACTATGGCGATACCTGATGTATACTCAAGATTCCAAGACTACCGAGACCTCACGGACACCCGTGGGGCACACCGCCATGCGCCTAAGCCATTCGTATTCATCCATTAAGTTGTTTGAGAACTGTCCTCTACGCTACTACCGCCAACGTATCACCAAGGATGTGAAGGATGAGGGTGGTGAGGCATCCAAGCACGGCGAACGTATCCATGCGTTCCTAGAGAACCGACTCAAGGGTGCAGGTTTGCCTGTGGAAGTGGCGCAGTACGAGCCCCTATGCAAGTCAGTCGAACAGCTTGCCAGTCAGGGTGAGTTATTCATCGAGCATGAGCTAGTGCTAAACGACAACCTTACACCAACAGGTTGGTGGGACACAGACGCATGGCTGCGTAGTAAACTTGACGTCTTTGTAATCATAGGTGCAGACGCAGTGGTGATGGACTGGAAAACAGGCAAGCGCAAGGCAGATAACTTTCAGATGGAGTTGTTCGCAGCGCAGGTGTTCAAGCATTACCCAGAAGTGCAGCGTGTCAAGACCAGTCTGGTGTGGCTCAAGACGATGGAGATGGACACTGAACAGTTCACCCGCTTGGATATGAACGCTATCTGGGCTGAGGTTATGAAGCGTATCCAACGTATTCAAGATGCTTACGAGCATGGCAACTGGCCGGCTAGACCGAGTGGGCTGTGCGGGTACTGCCCTTGCCGACATGATTGTGACTATGCTAGGGTTTAACCTAATACAAATTACTTGACACAGATGTAAAGGAGAGTATAATGGGTAGCTCAACACCAGAAGGTAAGATTAAAGATAAGGTTAAGGCTCTGTTCAAGGAGCACAAGGTTTGGTATTTTCTACCGGGTAACAATGGGTTCGGTAGGTCAGGTGTACCAGACTTCGTGGCTTGTGTGGATGGGTACTTTATCGGTGTCGAATGTAAAGCAGACAAGACCAAGAAGCCTACCGCATTGCAGCTAAAGTGCGGAGAGCAGATCAGGCAAGCGGGTGGGGTATGGCTACTGGTCTACGATGATGAGACGTTGGCAGAGCTATTAGATTATGTGACGATAGCACAGGACATGAAACAATATGTTGGTCGTTGAGAAAGCCCATGCACTGGCGTTGAAGTTAAACAATCCGAACAGAGTACTCGATAGTATCCCGTCAGCTCGTACCTATGAAGTGCGTGGTGTGCCACTGGTCATTACACCGCATCGGTTGGATGAGGTTAAGGTGTTGAATAACCTCGGCATCAAGGCACCCTCTCCAATCCTGCACTACTATGACTGGCCGGGACAGTTCACACCGTATGAGCATCAGCGGCAGACCGCAGCGTTCCTGACACTACAGCATCGAGGTTTGGTATTGAATGAGATTGGTACAGGCAAGACACAAAGCGCACTGTGGGCAGCAGACTATCTGATTAAGATGGGTAAGGTCAAGAAGGTTCTGATCTTGTCACCACTGTCCACGTTGGAACGAGTGTGGGGCGATGGGATATTTACTGGGCTCATCCACCGTAGGTTTGTAGTGCTGCATGGTACGGCAGAGAAGCGCACGAAGTTACTACGTACTGAGGCTGACTTCTACATTGTGAACCATGACGGGTTTCCGATCATTGCAGATGAAGCCATTGGTAAGTTCGACCTTGTGATTGTGGACGAGGCAGCAGTGCTGCGTAACCCATCGACACGTAGGTTCAAGATCTTTCGTAACTGGATGGACAAGAATCCTGATACACGTTTATGGTTGATGACTGGCACACCGACACCGAATGATCCGACAGACTCATGGGCACTGGCACGACTGGCTAACTCACCGTTCCTGACCAAGACATTCACGGCGTTCCGTGAGCAGGTGATGATGAAGATTGGACAGTGGAAGTTCGTACCCCGCCCTGAGTCAGCCGAGATTGTGAAGCACATCCTGCAACCTGCTGTACGTTATACCCGTGATGAGTGTTTCGATTTACCAGACACCATCATCCAGACTAGACAGGTGGACTTAACACCGGAGCAGAAGAAGCATTACTCACAGATGTTGAAACACTTTGTGACTGAGATGCAGACCGAGGGTACGATTACCGCGGTCAACGAGGCAGTGAAGATTCAGAAGTTAGTACAGATCGCTTGCGGCGTGGCGTATGGCGATGACGGTCAGCATATTCAGATCGACTGTTCACCACGAGTCAACCTTGTGAAGGAGCTTATTGAAGAAGCCGGAGAGAAAGTAATCGTGTTCGTACCATTGACGGGAACGCTGCATATGTTGGAGCGTGAACTAGGCAAGCACTTTACTGTGGCTGTGGTCAACGGAGAAGTATCTAGTGGCAAACGCAACCAGATATTCCATGACTTCCAACACAGCGCAGACCCTAGAGTATTGATCGCTCACCCCGGAACGATGGCACACGGACTGACACTTACCTCTGCGTCCACGATCATATGGTATGGGCCAAGCAACAGTAACGAAACGTATGTCCAAGCCAACGGTCGCATCGAACGTATCGGTAAGAAGCACGTGTCGAACGTCATCCACATCGAGAGCACAGAGCTTGAGCATATGGCATATGAACGACTGAAGAACAAGCAGAAGTTGCAGGGACTACTGCTTGATATGATCCAACAACAAACAGGAAGATGACATGAGCGAAGCCGCAGGATTAAACGTAGGGGATGTTATCCGTACCTACATGAAGTTACGTGACCAGAAGGCAGCCATTGAAGGCGAAGTTAAGGAGCGTGTCTCCGACATTAAAGCCAAGATGGAGAAGTTGGAAGCCTTCCTCAAGGCACAGATGGATGCGCAGGGGCTGACAAGTTTCAAGTCAGACCACGGCACTGCGTTCCTAACCACCACAGACTATGCAAGCGTGGCGGATTGGGATAGTGTGTTGGACTTTATCCGTACCAACGAAGCATACGATATGTTAGAGAAGCGAGTCAGTAAGATGGCAGTACGAGGATACATCGAGCAGACTAAAGCAGTACCACCCGGAATCAACTATGGCACTAAGTTGGAAATAAACGTCCGTAAACCCGGTGCCAAAGCAGAAGACTAGACCCCCCGCTCACCTTAAGGAGAACCCTATGAGCAATGCACTTATCCCTACAAACATTCAGATCCCCGCCCACCTTGCGGCACGTGTCGGAGTTCCGTCAGCACTGGCCCAGTCCATGACGGGTGGCTTGTCATCTGGCAACTCGTTCCCACGTATTAGCATCAAGGGCGCTCGCTTCCGTATCGTCGAAGGCGACACTGAGACTGTATTGGAATCCACCACACTGGATGTTGTTGTTGTCGGCGCTAACCCCCGCCTGTCTAAGACTTGGTACGCCAAGCAGTGGACACCTGACGCTGAGCCACAATCACCTGACTGTTTCTCGTTGGATGGTATCGGCCCTGATGCTGAATCTAAAGACCCACAAAATGATGTGTGTGCTTCCTGCCCACAGAACGCATGGGGTTCCAAGGTAACGCCACAAGGGCAAGAGATCAAGGCGTGTGCTGACCTCAAGCGTCTGGCTGTTGTGTCGGCTGACGATCCATCTGGCCCTGTCTACCTGTTGTCAGTAACACCTGCCGCACTGAAAGGTTTGAATCAGTACCAGAAAGAGTTGTCAGTACGTGGCATCCCGCCAGAGATTGTCAAGACACGTGTATCATTTGACACTGACGCATCGTTTCCCAAGCTGAAGTTTACCTTCGGCGGATTCCTTGAGGCTGACACACAAGAGATTGTGGACAAGCTGTTCGGTTCGGATGAGGTCAAGGAAGTTACTGGCGAGAGCGCTCGTCAAGCAGTGGCAGTCCCTAGGATTGCTGCTCCACAAGTTGCACCGAAACCCGCTGTGAAAGCGGTAGTCCCCGTTGAGAAACCTGCACCTGCCCCTGCACCCGCACCGGCTGCTGCTCCTAAGCGTGGTTTTGGTGCGTCCAAGGCTGAGGCTGCTCCTGCTGCTACTAAACCTGCTGCTAAACCTACCGCTAAACCTGCTGCCCCTGCCCCTGCGGCTGCTGCTGATGCGATGTCTTTAGCTGACGAGATTGCTGCTCTCGTTGGGGAGGTGAGTGCTGATGACGCCTAAGCCACTCGACTTTAGAAAGGTTGAGGCGCTTCGCAAGCATATGCTTTTAACAACTTCGGATATGTCGGAGTTGTTAAAAGTCTCCCGTATGACGTATTATGGGTGGGTGAAGGGCAAGCCCCTTCGCAAATCTAATGATGAGGCGGTGAGGACAATGCTTAGACGATTGCTTGCTGTGATGACAGACCACGGATGGCCTATGCCTGAAGTGATTGCGTCTGACCAGAAGCAACGCAAGGAGCGGCTCATTGAGATTCTAAACCAGAAGTAATACGGTAACGGGAGGAGCCATCCTCCCGTTCAGCAGGGGCAATATGGATACGTTGAGCTTTCTTCAACGAGTCCTACCAACGGAAGGTTTCTATGTCACTACGGTCATCAATGAAGATGGACGCAGACAGGGATTCTTTTCCTCGGTAGATGAACTCGCAAAAGCAGTGGTCGGACTAGACCAACGTGGCAACAACACATACTTCGCACTTTCTAGTTTTATAGAGAAGGGTAGTCGCAAGCAGGAGAACGTCCGTGCTACCAAGGTGGTGGCGCTTGATGTGGATTGTGGTGAGGGTAAGCCGTTCCCGACATGGCGAGAAGGACTCAAGGCGCTTGGCGGTTTTGTTGCCACGATGCGCCTACCCAAGCCTATGATTATCCACTCGGGTAACGGACTGCACGTTTACTGGGTACTGACCGAGGCGCTTGCCCCTGCACAGTGGAAGCCGTTGGCTGAAGCGATGAAGGCAGCAACCAAGGATAAGTTGTTCGATGTTGATCCTACTGTGCCGGCCGATTCGGCACGGGTGCTACGCCCCGTTGGAACAAAGAATCCCAAGGGCGGCAACATCGTTAAGCTATTACTGGATGCACCCCCCGTAACTGTCGAGCAACTTGTTGCTGTGTTGAGTCCGTACATGGTGGCTCACCCAGTGACACAGCCGACACGCTCAGCATCCAACAGTGGGTTGGCACAAGCGTTACAGATTCAGCAGGAGTTCCCTCCGGCTAACGGAACTGTGATCGCTGCCAAGTGTCAGCAGATTGGGTGGGCTGTCAAGAACCAAGGTGAAGTACAAGAACCACTTTGGTATGGGCTGATGGGTGTGGCTGCGTACTGCGATACTGCTGATGCGGTGGCAATCTCTTGGTCTGAGAACCATGCAGGGCATAACCCCACTGAGACACTGCGCAAGATGGCGCATTGGAAGCAGTCCACAACAGGGCCGACAACGTGCAGCAAGTTGGAAGACCTGCGCCCCGGTGGATGTAAGGGATGTAAGTACAAGGATAAGGTCGGCACTCCCGCAAGACTGGGTGTGCAGTACGCAGAGGTCGCACCGTCTGATACAGCACCAGTTACTGTGGCGGTAGACGTACCACTACCCAAACCGTTTAAGCGCACACAAGCCGGTATCAAGATGACAATCGACGATACTGATTTGGATATATGTAAGTTCGATATCTACCCTATATCCTACGGTAAGGACGAGGGACTTGGCTATGAGACGGTTTGCTTTTGTTGGGAACGTCCGCACGTTGGATGGACTGAGCTTGTTATGCGTCAAGCGCTACTCACCGAAGGACATCGGGATTTCCCCACGGCACTGGCTGACCAAGGCATAGTGCTTCAGAACAAAAACCAAACAGGATACTTTCAAATTATGTTGCGCTCATACATGGAAGAGTTGCGGCAGAAACGCGCAATGACCAACATCTATTCCTCAATGGGATGGAAGGATAACTTCTCACAGTTTGTGATCGGGGACACAGTGCTGCGGCGCAACCCTGACGGCACGGTGAGCGAAGAATCCACCAGTCTGTCTGCTTCATCCACCCGACTAGGGCATGAGTTGTGGGGTACGGCGGGTACACTCGAAGCCAGTGTGAATTTCACATCGCTCTTGACCAAGGCAGACTTACGTGGACATATGTTTGCGTTGTCGGTCGGGTTGTCTGGTCCGCTCTACGCGTTCACTGGTCTGAAGGGACTGACTGTCTCACTCTATGGACCGACTGGAGGCGGCAAGACACTGGCACAGATGTGGATACAGTCTTTATATGGCAACCCCGACAAGCTGCACTTCGCTGCTAAGTTCACACAGAACACTTTGTTTGGACGCATGGGTTTGTATGCACACATGCCAATGACTATTGACGAAGTAACCATGATGGACGACAAGGATGTAGGTGACTTCGCCTATTGGGTAAGCCAAGGTCGAGACAAGGCACGGATGAACCGCAACGCCGAGGAGCGTGACGCTAAGACTTGGGCAATGCCTGTCATTGTATCCACCAACAAGTCTATGAATTCCAAGCTAATCGCCAGCGGGCTGGACACGGACGCACAGATGGCGCGCATCCTTGAAGTCAGCATACCACCTAGCAAGTTGTTTACCAAAGACAGTACCGCCGGACGAAAGATATATGAGTTCGTTACTACCAACTACGGGCACATCGGGCGGGTATTTATTAGTAAGCTCCTAGAGATGGGTGAAGCAGGTGTACGTGCGGCTATTGCCCAAGCGACCGAAGACTTCCATAAGAAGTACAAGGCGAACTTCTCTGGGGAAGAACGCTACTGGGAGCAATCCATTATCCTTGCAGACCTAGCAGCCAAACTGGCTAAGGACTGGGGACTGATTGCGTTTGACTACAAGGAGGGGATCGAGTGGGTGCTGTCACAGGTAGGCGCAATTAGGCGCACAGTCTCTGAGTTTAAGACAGACTCGTTTGATCTATTGGCAGAGTACCTAAACGAAACATCCGATATGCAGCTCTCGTTTACACACATTGGTCTTAGTAAACCCATGATGGATTACTTCCGTGTACCACGTGGTGAAGTCAGGGTACGCTTCGATCTGTTTCGTAAGTCTGCGATAGAGCCCATAGACAACGGCGTAGTAATGATAGACCGTGCGCACCTACGTCGATGGCTATCCAAGAAAGGTGCTGACTATAAAACATTTGTCAACGAGTTTATGGAAGAGAACATTATCGCCACGCCCAAGTCGAACAAGGCGTACTTAACTAAGGATTCACAGATCAAGATGGGGCAGACGTATGTGCTTGGGCTGAATCTTAACCACCCCCGACTGCAAGGGATTCTTACAGATGCAGATGAGGCCATTGAAGACCTCATCCCCGGGCAGCTAAGGGCAGTACGTTAGTCTTCGTCTAGTCCGAGCAAGTTCGATATCCTCTGAGTCTCAGGCCGCATGTTTCTTGGTGCAGCTTTGAGATACCGCTCAGAGGCTGTCCGTCTTGCTTCGCGCAACGCACGGTTAGCTGACTGGTTGAACCTTGGTATGTCTAGTCCCGTACCTTGGGCAGCTTCGTTCCAGTTGCGCACCATTTCTAGAATCTCACTAGCGCGATTTTCGTCCTTGGATAATTTCGCAGCCACGTACAACCCACGGTACATCCCAGAGATTTCTTTCTGGTAGTCACCGATACGCGTGGACATCCGCACTACATCGTTCTGTACCACAGCGGACGCAGGGTAGAACCCTAACGCGCGTGTAAGCATGGTGCCAATATGTAGGTCGTTACTAACCACGTACCCTTTGCGGTTGACGATTGCTCCGGCGTTGTTATAGGCGTACATATCTCCAAGTGCACGAGCCATAGCCACGGGTGACTCTCTTGCGATCTTACTGATAGATGTTGTGTCGTCTTTTAGACCCACTGTCTCAAGACCATACTTAGCTACGTCAGTACTCGTGGCAATCGCACCTTGTAAGAACGAAGCCAAAGGACCACCGATCTCAATCAGTTCTCTACCCACATCTGCACCTGCCAGTGCAATGCCAGTGCCGGGTATTATGTTCGAGAGGGATGTTCTGTCTGCCACGTTGGCAGGAGTAATAGTGTTTAACACTCCACGTAGTAGTACCGGTGACATACCCGGAGCGATAGCGTCTAGAGCTTCTGCTAGTGTGCGTTCCGCACTCCCTTTCCACAATGCGTTTGGACCAAGCCCAAGTCGTTGGGCAATGGTGTCAATCAAGTCCATCAGATCTTCAGCAAACGGCAGACCCTTTAAGCCCGAGAACAAAGTAAGAATACCAAGGGCGAGTAGCTGCTCCTTGCGCGGTAGCGCAGCCAACATCTGCACACTGTTAACTGGGAACATCTTGAACATAAACAGGAACTGACGGACATCTCCACGGAACATGGCAGGGCGGTTGAACATGGCGTACTCGCCAAGAGTGTTATCAATCATCTCCACAGCAACTCTGTCTGCCACCTCAAACGCCGCATCAGGTGTCTTTCCTTCCTGAATCGCGCGAGCGTAGGCCATACGGAACGCAGACAGTCCAGTGGCTCTACGGCTATGTTGTTCTGTGTAATTGAATAGCGACATCCATGTTTCAGCCGCAGCTTTACGTAGTCCGGACTTAAACATACCTCGTGCGGAGCCGAGCATAGCGTTGGTCAATGCGGCTTGCATCGTACCGCCGGAGACTTCCTTCTGCATAAAGCGAGCTTCAACCTCAGTAAACCCCGATGCTTTAAGCTTGGCAGGGTCGCTAAGTAAATCGTCCCAGAACTTCGTATCGCTTTGCTTAATTCCTTTGGTATCGGTGATGGCCTTGGTTAACTCGATAGAAGACCTACCCCAACCGAATCCACCGCCAAAGTTATTCTTCTCGTTGTATCCGCTAAACGACGGCAGCACATTAGTAGCTAGTGCTACGTAGTTAAGTACGGCGGTAGCAACCGATGCTCCCATAAAGGCAAAGGTTGTCCATGTCCGCGCCGTGGAGGCGGCTTCACCGGAACCGAAGTCTGTGTAGTCCACGTTGGTCTGTGACTCCATGAACGCTACGGCGCGGCGACCGCGATCCATAAACCGATTGCCTTGCTGTTCGGCTTCCTTAATCTTGTAAGTGTAGTGGTAGTCTATGTACTCCATCTTTGCTGCAAGTTTCTGCTGCTCCGACATGTTCGGGTCTTTCTGTGCAAGTTCCCAGTTGTTCTTGCGGCGGTTGTACTCTACCTCACTACCGTACCAAAGGTTCTTAGAGTCAGGGTCGCTTTCATCGAACAGCCGATCAAGTCTATGACGATTCTCTTTCCGTGCCACCACTGAAGCGGTTGACTCAAGATGTTGTGAAACATATTTGGTTGTGTTGGGGTCTTCACCGGGGGTGTTCTCCCGCTTTAACCGTCTACGTGCACTATCGTTCTGGCTTTTTAGACCTTGAATCAAACGGTCACGTTCTTCAGGAGTAATAGTTATAGAGAAGCGTGTAAGCGCAGAGACAATCTCGTTTAAGTTTGCCTCGGATACAACGGCGGGGGTTTGTCGCGCGGTTTCTGGTTTGGCAACGAGCTTGACCTTGCGGATCACATATTTATCGCCGTCTAACACTTCCATATCGTAGATACCAGAGGCTTCATTGCCGTCAGCATCCTTGGACTTTATGGAATCGAACAGTGCTTGAGCTCGCTCGGACATACGAAGCGCATCAGCTTTACCATCCACTTGTGCGAAGAATAATTGGGAGCGATAGGACTCAGATAGTTTGTAGATGCGCCCTGTCTTAGGGTCTACTGCTTGCACACGCACTTGCCACGAACCTTCACGACCAAACGGTACGTACCCAGTGGCGATTGTTTCAGCAGCGAATTTCTCTGCGCCATCTTTACTATACTCGTTAAGGGTTAAGTTGGAGATGGCTTGTTGCACAGCAAACTTTAACTGCGCATCGTTGCGTTGGATCGTAGAGTCTTTCTTCAGTGCTTCGATTCCTTTAAACACATCGTCAGCTTCAGCTTGCTCGAAGAACTTCTGTACATCCGCATTGAGGTCAGACTCTTTACCAAGCAACGCAGTGTTAAACGCTTTAACAAAATCGTTAGCTTTCTTGATGGCTTCTTTATTTGGCGTGATACTACCAAGGTCAGACACCACAGCACCTTCCTTATACAGCTCAAGGTACCTATCGGATATCTTTTGTAAAAACGCTTTGTCGTTCTCAGTCAAAGCACGAGCAAGAAACTGTGTTGCCTTGCGCTCGACGTTTACCCGCGCAGCCCGAGCAGCACTGAAGTTAGCGAGCAATAAGTCCGCCGCCGATTGATTCATAGCGTCACGCACTTCGCTGTACATGATCCACTCAGGGCTCTTGTCTGTGATGTCGGGCATCGCAGGGAAATCTACATCCTCGTTTACCACCATAGATGGTTCAGCAAGTTGTGCTTCGTAGTCGCGATCAATGGCTTTGCGCTCTGCGTCCGTTGTGGCTTTCTTTAATTCCGCATCACGCTCGGTACGTAACCCAGTGCGGTACGCTTCAGTGGCAGGGATCGTACGCTTAACGGTGTACTTAAACCCTTTTTTAAACTGGTCTAGTGTTATCTTGCCACGGGCTGCGAGCTTATCGAAGACAGCTTGATTAATAGTGGGTTGGCCGTTGACGATCTTAACCATCGGCTCGACAGCACGGATGCTCGCAGCACTAGCCTCTGCACGTTTGGCTGTGTTCGCTGCACGAAGCATAGTAGCAGCGGTGTCGAGCTGAGCTTTGGTCGCGCCCTTGGTAAACTTCGTACCAAACAACTCCACCGATGGAGACAGCACGGTGTTCATAATGATGTTGTACTTTGCGCGTAGCTGCGCTGCGGTCTTGCTTGTATCTTTAAAGATGTTGTACAACTCTCTATACCCTTGGTTCTCACGAGCCAAGAAGTTCATCGTACGCAGCTCGCTGATAAATCTACTGACAGTATCTTTGATGTTGATACCACGATCTTGCGCTTGTTGGAACAGGTTAGTCAGATCGAAAAGTTTTGCACTGCGCTGACCAAAGGCATCTAGTGCAGCCATACGGTTTACCTGATCGTAGTACTCACCGTTAAGCGCAAAGCGTCCTGCACCATCAGGGTCTTGCATTCCTTCTACCGCAGCCATGCGGTTGACTATAGCCTTGAAGTCCACAAACGACCCCGCGGTATCTCCGTTGCGCACGTAGCGACGAGCTTGACTCACGAGGTAGCGAGCTGTGTCATCGTCAAACCGTACACCAAGTTTATTTAATCCGTTCTTAATACTGTTCCAGAACCTTGCGAGGACGTTGGTATCTAATACACCGGCAAAGTCAGCAAGATATTCTTCCACTGCCTCTCGACGGGGAATGCCCTGCGTAGCCACAATCGTATCAACAGCAGCTTTGACCTTATCGCTTGCGTTGTACACAGCGTCGAGTGCTGCGTTCAGTTCTTTCTCTGTCAGCAACCCACGGAAACCGAAGTGACCGAGAGTCTCGTGCGCTAGTACGAACTTAAGCTGCTTCTCAGTGACCACGCGATCAGAGAAGATTATTACATTGCCATCACCGAAGGAGTAACCAACAGCAGGGGCAGTATCGAAGTCTCCTTGCGGACGCGCGGCGGCGGCTCGCTTATAGAGTTGGGGGTTTTTAGCTTTGAAGTCAGCTTGGTTTGCGTAGATCTGTACCTTGGGGCGAACACCAAGCTTAGACAGGAACAAACTCACCAACATTTTTACACGACCAATGGGGATAGGGCCAGTGATAGGTGTCCCATCATCACGGAAGAGACTGTTCCTGCCGTCACTGTAATCATCCTTCTTACCCACGTTCCAGTCATCTAAACTAAACGGAGCGTCGTAGTCCTCGGCAACTTCCGCGTCTTCAGCAATTGCTTTCTCACGACGAGCTTGGACTTCCGGTGTAATTACTTCCGTGGCAATACGGAACTGCCCATCAATACGCCCAGTCATGGGCTCACCATTCTCAGTGAAGTAATCAGCTAGTGGCACTCCGTTCTGGTCAGTGAAGTCTGTCATACCGATATCTTCGACAGCTTGCCACATCGCCCTAAGTTTTTTGATAACAGCGGTTCGCTTCTGAGGATTAAACGGTTGCCCGGTATGGCTGTTAACTTCACGAATGTAATTCGCAAGCGAGATTGCGGGGTTCGCTTTGGTATCGTTACGTGCGTTGGCAGCGCCACCGGCTACGGCGTCAGGGTTGGCAGCTTTGTATGCTTTGAGCGTACTGTCAGGTAAGTTAGCGGTACGCAGCGACCCATTGTTAATTAGATCGGTTGCTTGTTCCAACGACAATCCTGTAATTACTGTATTGATTTTAGGTAACAGTCCTCTGCGTGAAGCGTAGTTAAACCACGGCTTCGGATCGCCCTTGCTATCACCATCCTTAGTATCAGCACGGTACACTGCTTCGATATTTTGCTCGGCGTTCAAGAGTTCTATTGCCATAGCGTCAATTGCATTTTGTTGCGATGCAGTAAACGAAGTATTGCGCAACCACTCCCGTGCACGAAGAACCGCTGCACTGGTACTGGACTCCTTAACCATGACAAAAGCATAGGTCACTATGTTTCGGATCGCACCTGCAAAATCTTTTTGATCGACCGCTGTTTCTGCGTCAGTAATCTCACTTGATATAAACTGCAATGGAGTAACTGTGTCCGCGTCTATCTCTGCGAACTGCTCAGCAAGTAGATTTGCTTCTTCTATGGTAGCCCGGTTGCGCTCAACGGTACGTGTCCATGAGTCTTGCATAGCACGTGGTAAGTCAGCGAACACAGGTGCGCCGTCAGGTTTCATATCCTCCCAAGCTTCAGCAGGAGTTAATGCCTCAACCTCCACTGCTGCGGCTGGTGCCGCTACGACTTTTTTTGGCGGGGTACCCTCTTTCTTAGAGGGTGCAATTTCCTCAGTCGCCGCAATCGTGGGCTTACCATCAGCCACAGCCTGACGCCACTGCTCTTGCTGTTCAGGTGAAAGATCTTTCCACTTGGGCTGTGTCTTGGGATCTGCGAACTGCCCCCACTTGCGTCCGGCTTGGGCAAGCTCTCCGCGTTTTAACGAATCTTGAACAAGGCGTTCTTGGATTTCGCTGA